GTAACTTTCTTTTCTCGGTATGATTGCTATGTCTAGTTTAAGTTTAGATAGCGTCATCATATATTCTGTAACCTTTACATAAGAGTGCCATTCTATGTTTTTTAATGTACGGTGAATATTATCAGTATACCACAATTTAGGAGCGATAATCTTCTTACTATTAGACAAATATGAACCCCACCAACTAAAAGAACTGTTAGCAATTATATGTCCTACACATCTTGTCATAGTTTCCAGTGCTTTGTTCTCATTTTCTTCGTTGAACTCACAATCTTTGAATATAGTTTGTTGTTTACACCATTCTATATCGTCAGAGAAAACAAGAAATTCCCCATTAGGGAACTCTTGCATAGCTTTTAAGTAGTAATCAGTCTGTGTAAGGTCTACATAGAAAGGATTGTTTACATAATCACCACGTCTAACGTGTATTGCTACTTTATTTATTTGTTCTCTATTCTCTACTAAGAGAGATCTTAATTCTTCTTTATAAGAGTCAAAGTATTCTGGGTTCTGAACGTATATATCAGGTATAACACCTCTTTTATACTGTGAGAAAACATAAGCGAGTTGGAATAGTCTATTACCAAGTCTACCAAATGTTTTATCTGGGTTCATAGTTATTTACTTGCACGAATTGATTTAATCTTTTCTTCGATTTCATCAAATACTTCTACATATATTTTACCGTCTTGATTTACAGTGTGCTTTGCTGTTTCAAATTCTCCCAAGTCATCTTTAACAAGGTCAAGAATGAGTGGTTGTAGTTTGTTTTTAATAAGAACTGCTTTTTGTTCTTGTTCTTCAATAAATGCAATATCTGTTTTACTATTATCGTGAAGTGATTTTAGTTCTTCTTTCAAAGGCTTTACTTGTTCATCTAGTTTTTGTAGTTCCTTGTAGATAGCGTCTGCTTTAGAAAAATAGTTTTCATTAAGTCTGTCTAGTACAGGGTTTATCTCTAGTTGTAGTTCTGTCAGTTGTGATTGTAGAGCAATAACTGTTTCGTCTGTTACTTCAATCAAACGTGTTCCTGAATAATTCTTTTCACTAAGTAATTCTTTATCTATTTGCATAAATTATATATTTGTTTTACCCATTCTTCCGAATAGAGTTTTATATTGTAATTCTCTAAGACATAATCGTGAGCATTGTTTGCTTTTGATTTATATTCAGAGTAATTATCCTTGCTTTTAATAATTTCATTGTACCAATTATCGTTATTGTATACAAGTGTCAAGTATTCTTTATCTTGCTCATAAGGACTATCTTCAAAACCTTGAGCAATGACTGGTATTCTTAATAAAGACATCTCTAAAAACTTTAAGTTTGATTTGCATTTATTAAAGTAACTTTCTTTTCTCGGTATGATTGCTATGTCTAGTTTAAGTTTAGATAGCGTCATCATATATTCTGTAACCTTTACATAAGAGTGCCATTCTATGTTTTTTAATGTACTCCAAAACTCGTGGTCTTTCTCCATAAACTTAGCAAAAGTGCCGTCTTTATACTTTACCCCCATAACTACTATAGTAACGTCATTACGTTCGTCTAATCGCATTATAGCGTCTTTAATGTGTATATAATCGTCATTGGTGGTAACAGAACCTATAAAGCCTATTCTAAATTTACCTGTATCGTTTGGTTTGCATTTAAACTCATCTAGTGGGTCAATACAATTCTTTAAAACGCATACATTAGGATTTGTTTCTCCATATTCTTTAGCAAGTATAGGAGTTGAAGCAATAGCACCATCACAAAGTTTTAATATCTTGTTAGTAGTATCACTCATTTGTTTTGCTATCTCTCTCTGAGCGTCATTCTCTAACATTGAAGGGTCAATACCTTTCCCATAGAGGTAAGTGTCATCATTTTCAAATATAACTTTCTTGCCTAGTGATTTTAATTTATATACTAGGTCTAAAACCTTCTGGTCTTTTGGTCTTTGAAGAACAATAATTTCAGCACGTTGTATCTGTTCATTTATTCTAGTCTGATCTGCCTTATCTAAGTGAGTGATAAAGTCTGTTACAACCATTTGCTTTGAATAAATACCAGGAAGATATCCTCTGTAATAATAGCAAAAAGGATATTCGCCATTTAAGAATAAAATCATTTTTGTATTGCTTTTAATATAGCGTCTAGTTTAGAGTCCATAGAGTCTTGTTTCTTTTCTAACTCATCTAAACGTGATTGATTTTTAATTGCTTCTTCTGCTTTCACTGTTCTATCAGGTACATCTGCTTCTACTTTTTGATGTAACACTGCTTGTGCTGCAAGTTTCTTATCTTCTTCAATCTTTTTCATTTCATTGAACTTTTCTTGATTAACTACTCTACCTCCTCTAATAATCCAACCTCCATCTGCTTCATCATAGAGTTCACGGATTGTACCGTCCATACTACGAACTGTGCGTTTCTTATATAAGTGTCCTACGTTTATTGTCATATAAAATATTATACTATTTACTTTCTAATGTTACTAATTTTGTGCCGTTTTTTGTATATGAGAGACCTAATATTATCTTACTAACGACTGGTTGGCTTATTCCAAAAATTTTTGCTATTTCTTTTTGATAATATTTACCACTATTATACATTTCTCTTATTTGATTAGCTTGTTCCATAGTTATTTTACTGTTTTTATGGTCTTCTCCGTAAAATGTTTTATAACCAATTCTCCCTTTTTCTCTAGCGTCAATCATATTATCTTTCTGATTTCCTAAAAAAAGGTGTTCTGGATTACAACATCTAGGATTGTCACAAGTATGTAATACATTCATATTTTCTGGTATTGCACCTTTATATTTCTCGTACATAAATCTATGAACTCTAACTTGTCTTCCTTTTCCAATTGATAATTTACCATATCCATAATTATATGTATTTTTTGTCCAAAGCCAACAACTATCTGTTTTATTTATATATGCGTTTAATCTTTGTTCTATTGTTCTAAGTCTATGTTCTTTCATAGCTATATTATATACTACATTGCATATTTAAACAAGTAAAAAACACCATTTCTGGTGTTAATTACTTTAGCAATGTTATATATTACAATGCTACAATCCCACTGCCACACTATGAGAGCGGATTTTAACTGCTGCGTCATCTCTGTTTTCTACAACTCCGTAACAAAGGTCGATAGTTACGAGGTCTCCAAGGTATTCGTGAACATAAGATTGCTGTACGCGTACTCCTTCTGTTCCAACCATACCTTTAACTGCTTTAACTGGCATTGAAAGTCTTGCCCAGTGAATAGCGTCTTTGTGAGCCAAGAGGTTAAGTCTTGCTCCGTTATCTCCTACTGCACCTGCTCCAACTGGAACTGCTGGTGAAACGATAACTGGGATACTGTACAAAGAACGTGTAGGTGCTTTTGCACGTGGAAGTTCTGTACTAGTATTTTGCCAAAGTGTCATCTTGTCGATAGAACCAACTTGACGGTAGAAAGTGTTAGGGTGCATAATCCACGCTACATCTCCTGAGTAAACTCCTGGTACTCCTGCTGTTTCAAGAATTGAAATCGCTGCTAGAAGTGAAGAGTCTGCAATGTTTGCTGTACCTAGACCAACTACGTTAGTAGTAAATCCTGTGAATAGTGCTGCGATAGCGTCTTCGAGGTCTTGTGCTACTTCCCAAGCTCCGCCTTTTGCGATTTTGTCTTGTAGGTAGTAAGATTTCTTAACTTGTGCTGCCTCACGGTCTTCAATAACGAAAGAAGCTTCTTTCCAAGTTGATACATCAAGAGTTACTTTTGTGTACTCTGGTGATGAAAGTGTAACTTGAGTGTTTACTACTTTTGCGTTAGTTGAAAGTGCTGATAAGTTTGGTGTGTAAACTGCTGCTGCTCCATCTGCCAATTCTTCTGAACGGTCGATAAAGAAAGCTGCTAGTTCCAAGTTGTAACGGAAGTAATCGTTAATTTTTGAACCCCATACCAATGGGATATCAACTGTTAAGTCTCCACCGTTACCACCTGTGAAGCCATTTGTTCCTAGTGCCATATAATTTTAATTTGTTATCCTTGTGCCTCTTTCCACATTGCTCTATGGTCTGCGTCTGATAGTCCTGGAGTATTAAAAGTCTTTTCTTTCTTTACTGCACCAGAACCTTTAGATGTTCCAAGTTTTGCGTTAGACTCTCTAATTTCTCTTTCTGCTTTTTCTTTTAAAGCGATAAAGATTTCGTCTTGTTGGGCGTCAATAATTGACTTTCCTGTTGCTTGAGCAACTTTCTTTAAGACTGTTAGAGTTTCTTCTGACATTCCTTGAAGTCTCAGAACACGAGCGTCTATGTCGTCAGGGGACAAAGTTTGATTGTTAATAGTTTGATTTTCAGGAGCTTTCTCTGTGCTTTTTAATGCTTTCAGTTCTGCTTCTGCTTTCTTTGCTCTAGCGAGGGCTTGTCTAGCGAAGTTATTTTTCTTCTCTATTTCCTCCTTAAGAGTATCAACATCATCAGTGTTGTCTAGTTCCATTTCGAGTTCTAGTTCCTCGTTAGCGTTTGTGGCTGCTAATACCTGTTCGTCTATTTCAGACATTGTTGTTTATCGGATTATGCCTCGCGACTGGCGTTATGAGAGTTTATGCAGTCTCTCGTTGCTATGTAATAATTATATATTGTCAAATGGTCGGATTTATTTATCTTGAGAAGTTTTTTCTTTTCTTATTAAGTTTAGGCAACATTTTAGCGAACTCATTTATGTTATGTCTAAATATTCCTCCGTATTGCATTAAAAGACGTTCCCTTTCTCTAGGGTCTTTTAGTGTACGTTTAATATATTTATCTTGCTTTGTTTGTGTGGGTTGCATTGTCTTGTTGTACCTTAAAATCTAAATCCATTTGATCAAAACATTTATCTATTAAGTCTTTGGCGTCTTTGATGTATGATACATCTTTCCCATTAAATAGACGGTCTACGGCTTCTATTTGTATTACTTGAATAAAGTATTCTTTTAAGTCTTCTTTAGTTGCTTTATCTCCGTTAAATTTGCGTACTCTTTCCATATTATGCTATTGGTTGAATTGCTGATAAATCTGGTGTCGCTGGTGCTGCTTGTGTTGGCTTTGAGGCTAGTTGTGAAGATGATAGTGGTACACCTGACATTTCTACGATACTTCCGAATAGTTTAGATAGTGTTGGGTCTTGTAGTGCTGCATATTGTCCTGTATTAGGATTAAATGTAGATACAACTGTCTTAAATAGGCTATCAAGTGAAGTTAGGATTGCTGCTTTGTTCTTGAGTTCTCCTGTAATGTTTGCTGTGATTTTACCTTCTACGTCTAAGTATCCTTCTGGGATTTTAACTTCACGCTTCTTACCACCTTTACTAAGTTCTGCACGAATACCTGCTATCAAGTCTTGTTGCATTTGTGGGTTTACTTCTTGATCATTCATTACCATTTTGAAGAGTTCTTTATTACTTTCATAGTTAGCGATAGACTCGTCAATAATATCTAAATCATCTCCATCAAATTCACTTGTTAAGTAGTGTTCTTTCTTAATTTTCTTCTTAAGGAAAGGTAATATCCAATCATTTAATATTTCATTTAAGAAAATACCCCATTCTTCTCGTCTATATTCAAATGGACTGTTAGCAACTTGGTTAAGGAGTGCTGTTTGTGAATATGGTGTACCAGCTGTTGGTGCTTCTCCTGTGTTAGCGTCAAAAGTAGAGGCTACACGGTCATATTGTTGGTTCCAAAGTTCAATAATGTTTTGGAATTGAGGGAGTGATGAAGCCTGTAAGTTAAGTGAAGTGATTGAGCGTCCTTGTTCTAGTTCAAAGATATGCCCATTGTCTACGCCTGTAATAGCATTACCTGATACTTTCTGTGAGTCTGTTGCTAGAATTACTTTACCTGAAAGTTCCATAGCGTTCTTCATTGAAATCATTGCGTCATTTACCCATACTTGACTTTCAAATCCGTCTTCTACAACTCCACGTCCAAGTCCTAGTCCTACTTTCTCCCACGCTAGATACTTATAACGACTTTGCTTTTCCATTTCATAGTACAAAAGGTATTTCTTCTTACCAATACACGCAACATAGAAACACATTCTCTTGTATTCTCCTGTGTCTTTGAAGTCTGTGTTGTCTTCGTTCTCTGGGTAGAAACTTATAGGAAATTCTCCTGATACTTCTTTAATCTCAACTTTCGCTGGTTTGTTTTTATTAGCCTTAGCGTGTGCTTCTAGTACGTCTTCTACGTTGTACCAAGTACCAACCTTGCCTGCGAGTTCTGATGGTTGTAGATAAAATGTTTCTATAATAGCACCTCCAAGAACATCTCCAGGGTCAAAGTCTACGTTTACCCAATCTACTACACCAATATCTAGTTTACCGTTTGTTTCTGTCTTTTTAACAAGTACACCTCCATATTTAGGACGTGTTACTCCCATATCATTTAAAGTTAGTGAGAAGTTACTCTCTTTGAGATACTTGTATAGTTCGTGATTAAATAGCATTGCTTGAACAGAATACTTTAGTTCATCTGGTTCAAACTTAATGTCTTTAACGTCTAAATCAGTTGCTGTTTTTGCAACTGTTACACGATAATTACATACATTATAAAAAGGTTTTTCACGTCCTAGAGCGTCTGTGTTACCTGATATGTATTGATTAGAAGTATAAAACTCAATCGTTCTGATTATATCTTTAGGATTGCGTACTAGACCGTCTACACGTTGAGTAGACTCTTTATAACTTTCTTGTAAATCGTTTAAATAAGTGTATATTTTATAGTTATCCATTAAACAAATTATATTATGTTATATGGTCGGATTTATCGTGAGAAGTTAGTACCGCTGTTTCTTCTAGCCTGTGCTAACATATATTCTTCCATAGGAGAAAGACGTGTTTCTATATTCATAGTCTCCATAGCATATCGTCCAGCGTCTAGCGTGTGATCAAATCCTCCTTCTGGTACGTCTAGGATCTTTCCGTCTTTATCTATCTTCCAAAGGTAGTTACGATATTCTTTAATAATGTTTACCGAGCGTTTAGTTATAGATATACGTTGGTCTTGTACGAGTTGTATTCCGTGATTAACACTATCCTTTCCTTTATTAGCAGGTGTTATGTTTACTCCATAGATTGCTATCTCATCAATACTCTTAGGCTCTGCACTATCAGCAACAACTAAAGCTTTTAATTCTTGATTAAGTAATACATCAGCAATTCTTTTATTAGAATAACCTTTTTGATACAGTACCTCGTCCCATATATAACCTCCATTGTATTTATATATCGCAACAATCGCTGTTGGGTCGTTAGAATATCCAAAGTCTAGTCCATATCGTTCTAATCGTGCTTCGTGTGGTATTTCATCAATAATAGCCCAATCCTTGTATATTTTTCCTTCTACTTCTCCTAGTTGTCCTAGTCCGTATACTTGCCACCACCCTTTACGTCCTTTACGAGACTCAATAGCGTGAACAATCTCAGGCGAGAGTGCTTCGTTTTGTTTATAAGTAAGTATTAAGTGTTCTACATCGTCACGTTTATTAAGTACATCAGTATAAAACCAGAACTCATTTGTTGGGTTCCAGTCTAGGAAGATAAACTCTTTTGTACGCACTTCAATTTGGTCAAAAGCGTCTAGTGATATATTGTTTGCTTCGTTTATAAATCCTCTATCACGTCTAGCACCTCTTAATTTATCAGCACTATCAGCACTAAAGAACTCTAGTTTACTTCCTGTTTCAAAAGTATAGGTTTTGTCTGATACATTCCATCTGTCATCTACCCAGTATTTATGGTCTATCATTATGTTTTTAAAATCACGCATAGCCCCACGTTTTAAGTGAGGTATAGACTCTGATATTACAGAAGTGAGTGTTGGTGTAGTATCTGACTGACATCTATGAATTAAATACAAAAGAATAGATATAGTCTTAGAAGCAGAAGTACCACCTTGAATGGCTCTAATCTTCTTGGATAGGCTCGCTACTTGTTTCGTTGCTGTCGTTATTAGGTACATATAATGCTGTTAAGAGTGGTGTTGGTAGTTCTTTACCATCTGCACCAGTTATTTCTTTTCTATCTGCCCATTTAGTCTTTTGCAATCCTTTCAATGTAGTTTCAGTTGCTTTCCATTGAATTACTCTTGCTCCTTTCTCAGGGTCATCTAGTAGTCCTTCTAAAGCCATTTCTAGGTTCTTATTAGCTTTCATTATCAATTTATTGTCTACGAGATTTTCCGAGAGCCAATCAGGCATTTGGTGAGTTATACTTTCACTGTATTCTTGAGAATATCCTGCTTTTAAAGCACTTTGTAAAGCATTGCTCCAAGTATCACTTTTAGGGTCTAGGTATGCTTTTAAGAATGTTACTTGTTGTGGTGTTAGTGGTTTATCCATAATTTATATATTCCAACCTGTAATTGTTTACAAGCTGAGTATTTAAACTATTAGTTAAGTTTATAAGTTAAGTAAGTCGCTATATTTTAATCCTAATTCCCTTAGATGACACGTTATACATTTATTACCTATCTGGTAGTTGTGTGGTATGTATCTTCCTTTTATGTTCCTTGTTAATAGGATTTCACATTTCTCACAGGGGATTTTTTTAATCTTTATAGTCTTGCGATATATGTATATTCTGTGAGGTTTTTTAGTCCTGTATATGTTATCCCATATAGTAGTTTGTCCTACTCCGAATATTATAGCAAGTTCTCTTTTAGTCTTCCCTTGTTTTCTTAGCTCCTTTGCTTCTTGTATTTCCTTTTTAGTCAGGATTTTTCTCATCTAATACTTCTTGTAGAATATCAGTCATTCCTACTTTTAATTCGGCTTCTGAGTTTTCTATTAAGTCTTTAACATCTCCGTCAATGTTTATTTCCTCTTCGTTTAGGACTTTTATTTCTTCATTTAGTTTTTCTAATATAGCGTTTTCAAATGTATATTTGTTATCTTCTACTTTAGGTTCTCCGTTTTCATCTTTTATACAGAACTCTTTGTAGATTGTTTGGATTTGTTCGTTATATTCTTTGTAACTGTCTTGTAGTTTTTTTAAGAATACATCACGTCTACGAGCGTCTGCAAACTTTTTAATTGGATAAGTGAGTGATAAAAATACAGCTTCTATTTGATATTTTTTTATTTTCATATATACATTATAACAAATATGTTTTATACAGCAAGTTATTTATACTTCTCTATTACCTCTACACACTCTTCATAACATACATCGTATTTAAAACTTCCTGTTTGTGTTTGAGTTTCTTCTTTAATCTTGTTTATGTCTTTGATTATGTTGTCGAGTGTTTCTTTAGGTATATAAATATTTACAATTTCCTCACACTCTGGACAAGTATTATCTCCACCTATCCATTCAGTGTATTCGTTTTTACATTCAGTACATATTGCTTTCATATATATTTTAATTATTTAATAGAGAACAGGGAGCTGTGTGGTAAGGATTTCAGAGGGAGATTTGCGCTCCGTGTCCTCAGGTTTTCACCGTAACGGACACCATATATTTTTACTCTTCTAGTCACCTTACATTTTTAACCCGTATACAAACATTAGTTTGTGGAAGGCATTACTATTCTAGCCACACACAGCTCTCTATCCTCTATTTATTTAGTATTAGATACAGGTGGGGAAATACAGCAGTGCCGACTAGTGCTATCCTACACTTCTACTGATTAAGTTACGTGAGATAGTTTACGACATTTCCCCCATCTATATCCAATACTATTTACTTGACCGACTAAATGCTATTTAATTTCTGATTCTTTCATCTCTGTTTTCCAAATAAACTTCACAATATTACCAAAATTCATTCTTTCTTTATAGTTATGAGCTTCTAGTAATGTTGAAAAGGTTTTAAGTTCATAAAGACTTCCGTGTGGTATTAAAACTGCATATCTATTTTTATTATCTTCTTCCATATATTTATTCTCTGTTATTTATAATTATCCTTTTGAGGGGGCTATCTAGTTGGTGTTATTAAAAATGAACATTCTGCACCTAGTGTTCCATCTCCTGTCCCATCTAGTTTTATTTCTGGTTCAGGAATGTAACGTGTTCCATTTTTATTTTGTATTGTAAAAGATATTGTTCTTGAACGACCAGAAGCACCTTTTTCAATACTTTTTAAAATATCTATAAGTTCTGTTGTTGTCATAATTTATTTCTTACTACCCAATCTCTGACTAAGAGGTGGGGGATAATAACTCTACTATTTTATCTTCTCTAAACTTACTTTCTAATGCCAGATTTGCTTCGTATTTTTTCTTTGCGTCTTTTATTGCTTCTTTGTGAGCTTCTAGTATGTTTAGCCAGCCATTC